CTGCAGCGTGTTCGTCGGCTTGGCGAGGTCGGTCAGCCAGGTGTCCTCGCACCCCGTGGACGGGATCGTGATCTTGGTGGTCTGGGTGTCGACGACGGCGGCGGCGGCGTTGAATGACTGGGCGGTGTAGGTGAGCGCGACGCCGATCGGCGCTTCGTAGTCGCGGACGATGAGCAGGCCGGGCGTGGCGGCGGTGTTGTCGTGGCCGCGGACGATGGCGGGGGTGCCCGACGGCCCGACGCGTGACAGGGTGGCGGTCGCGGCGCCGGCGGGGACGGTGTAGTCCAGGCGGACGGCGTTGACGTCATGGTCGATGGTGGCGGTCAGCGCCATCAGCGGCCGGCCCCGGCCAGCACGGACCGTGCGATCCCAGTGTTGGCGTCGACGATCTCGGTTCTGACCAGGCCGCGCAGCTCCTGGTCGCCGATGAAGACGCGGACCTGCACGTTGCGGTCGCCGACGATGTCGCGCAGCATCTTCTCGGGCGCGACGATCTCGGTGCCCTGCTCGCCGACCATCGCCAGCGTCGGCGAGGTGACGACGCCGCCCTTGGCCAGCAGCGGGACGTCGGGAAACCCGATCGATCCGCCGCCGAAGCTGCCGCCCCCGAACTTCTTGGGGCCGATCTTGAACGAGGGGATCGTGACGCGGGGGATGGTGAGGGTGATGCTGTACCAGGCGCGCAGGACGGCGTTGATGGGGCCCTTGATCGCGTTTGAGACCGAGCTGGCGGCGCGGCTGACGCGCCCGACGATGTTCTCGATCGCGTTGACGACGCCGTTCATCGCGGTGCGCACGGCGGCCACGGCGTCGCGGGCGCCGTCGCTGATGCGGCTGAAGATGGCGCGGGCTCGGTTCAGGGCGGTGCCCAGCGCGCCGGACACCAGCCCCGAGATCCAGGACGCCAACCCGGACAGCGTCGATTTGACGGCGGAGACAACGGAGCTGACGCTCGAGCGCACGGCACCCCACGCCCGGCTGGTGAACGACTGGATCGTGTTCCACGCCGACCGCACCGCGCCCGTGGTGGCGTTGACCGCGGCGGAGACGACGGCGCGCACGGCGTTCCACACGGCCGACGTGACGGCGCGGATGGCGTTCCAAGCGCCGGTGGTGACCGCCCTGATCGTGTTCCAGTTGCGGATGATCATGGCGACGGCGAGGCCGACGGGGCCGGTGAGGATCCCGAGCAGCAGCGGCCAGTTCGCCTTGATCCACGCAAACACGCTGGCGGCGGCGCGCTTGATGATGTCGAAGCCGGCCTTCAGGACGGCGGTGACCTTGTCCCAGTTCTTGGCGAGCAGGACGGCGACGATGATCAGCGCGGCGACCGCGGCGCCGATCCCGAGGATCAGTCCGATGTAGGGCGCCGACAACGCGGCGGACACCGCAAGCGCCGCGTTGAGGACGACCATCGCGGCGGCGACGGCGAGGACCCCGACGACCAGCGCCTTGGCGAGCTTGGGATGCTCGATGAAGAACTTTGTGACCGCGGTCAGCGCGGGGACCAGCTTGCTCATCATCTCGCCGGCCAAATTGGAGAAGGACTGCTTGAGGATGTTCAGCTGGCCAGGCAGCGTCTTCCCGGCAGCCGCCGCCGACCCCCCGAACTCGGTGTTGAGCTCCTTGAGGATGATCTTCTGCGCCTTCATCGTCTGGCCGGAGTCGACGAGCGCCTTGATCTGCGCCTTCTGGCCGGCGGTGAACGACACCCCGACGCGTTGCAGCGCCGACACGCCCTTGATCGGGTCGTTCAGCGCCTTGCCGAGCTGGACGGCGGAGGTCCCCATGTCCTGCCCCAGCGCCACCGACATGTCGACCATCGTCTTGGTCGCCCGGTTGAAGATGTCGTTGCCCTTGCCCGCCTTGTTCTGGACCTTGGTGAACGTCAGCAGCAGGTTCTCGCCGGACTGGATCGCCTCGTCGTCGATCCCCGACTTGCGCATCAGCGCGCCGGCCAGGGCGGAGACCTGTTTGGCACTCACGCCGGCGGCGCCGCCGGTGGATTTGAGGACGGCGGCGGTCTGGGCTGAGACCTTGGCCGCCTGGCTCATCTCGTCAGCGCCGATCTTCACGGTGGCGGCGAGGGCGGCGAGGCCGGCGGCGCCGGCGGCCGCGACGCCGGCGCGGGCCATGCCCTTGATCTTGGACCCGAAGCCGGTGGCGCCGCTGCCGGCCTGGCTGAACCCCGCCGTCAGCTTCGACGTGTTGGCGATGAAGTCGACGACGACCTGCGGGTTGGCCATCAGCGCCTGGCCTTTCGGGCGGCGCGGCGTTCTTCGCGCTGCTCACGGACGGCGTAGTCGACCATCGCCCGGTACTCATCGGGGTGCAGGGCGTCGACGTCGCGGGGAGTCATGCGCCAGAACCGGCAGAACCGGATCAGCTGCTCAAGGTGGCGCTGCTCGTAGGGTCCAGCATCGCCTCGGTCATGTCGGGGCGCACGTCCCCGGCGTCCTGCCAGGACACGTCGTAGCCGGCGCGGCGCAGCGCGACCCACACCAGCGACTGGATGCGGTCGGGCGCCTTGTCCATGTCCTCGGCGTCGCCGCCGATGAGCTCCCCGAGCGGCCGGCCGGTCTCCTCCTTCAGCGCACGCAGCTCGTTGGGGGTCATGTCCTGGACGACCTTGATGGTGTCGGGCAGCGTGCTCACAGCACCGTTGGGGCTGGCCATGCCATCCTCCTGATCTCCGAGCGGGCGGCGTCCTCGCCGGCGCGCTGCAGGGTGGCCACCGAGTGCAGGGCGGTGGGGTACACGTAGCGGCCGGTCGCGATGTACGGCCGGCCGTGACCGCCGCCGAATTCGATCCAGCCGGCGTAGGGCAGGCCGGCGCCCATGCCGACCAGCGCGCCGTGATCGGTGGCGTCGGTCTCGACGCTGGCCGCCAGACGGCCGGTCAGGTGAGGCACCCGGGAGCGGACCAGGGTCCCGGCCTGATCGGCCGTCCTTTTGAACGCCGCCTGCGCGGCGGTGTCGATGTTCGAGGCCAGCCGCTGCGAGCCGCGTTTGAGCTCCCGGGTGCCCCGGATCTCGACGTTGACGGCCCGGTCGGGCACTAGGGGCCGGGGATGATCGACTTGGTCGGCGCCCCGTCGACCGACCATTCCAGCTCGACGGTGGAGGCGTCGCCGGCGTCGCCGTTGATCGGGCTGTAGTCCTTGGGGATCAGGCTGCCCGTCCATGACGGGTTGGTCGCCGACACCGGCTGGCTCTTGTAGGGCATGATCTCGAACGTCGGCAGGGTGCCGTCGGCGCGGTAGGCGTCCAGGACGTCGGAGAGGACCTCCTCGGTCGCGGCCGCGTCGAAGGACTGATACAGCGTGGCCAGCAGCGACCACTTGACGGTGCCGGGGTAGTCCTTGGACCCGCACATCGTGTCCAGCGTGGTGACGCTGGTGTCGGGCGTCAGCTCGAGGTGGTTGGTGACGCATGCCAGCTCGGTGGTGTTGATCTTTAGGCTGGCGTCGGTGAGGATCAGCGGAAGGGGCTCGGGCATGAAGGGTGCTCCTAGACGGTGATGGGGACGGCGTAGCTGACGCGGGCGCCGAGGTACGCGATCGAGGCGATGTCGAAGACCCTTGGCGCGGTCACGTTCTCCAAGGGCCACGGGTAGAGGTCGGCCTTCAGGCGGGCGACGGTGTAGGCGACGAGCTCCTCCAGGGTGCGTATCCCGGGCCCGGGCTCCAGGCGGCCGGCGACGCACAGCACCTGCAGCCGAGCGGTCCACAAACACGGCCCCATCGACGGGGCGCCGGACCCCGGCTCGAGCCACGGGTCGTCCCACAGCAGCATCAACACCGGCGGGTAGAGGCTGTCGACGACGTCGACGAGGACGTCGGGGTCATCCGGGCCCTGCGGCTGTAGCGCGGCGGCGGCCTGGTCGCGGATGTCTGAGAGCTGGGTGAGGGTGGTGGTGGCGGCCATCTAGCTGATCCCCCATTGCTGCTTGAGGGGGATCAGCTCGGCGGCGTGCCGGGCGAACGTGTTGCGCGGCGCCTGCAGCGCGCCGGTGTCGGTGGAGCCGATGACGCCGAACGCCGCGTCGTTTGACTTCCACCACTCCACGCCGCGGACGAGACACACCCTGTTGGCCAGGGGTGCCTCGTCCACGGGCAGCGACGAGGCCGGGTCGGTGCGGTCCATGGCCTGGTCGATCTCGGCGCTGGCGGCATCCACACATGCCGTCAGCGCGTCGGTGTTCTCTGGGGTGACCCGGATGCGCAGGACCGCGGCCAGCTCGTCGATGGTGGCGTAGGCCACCTAGCCCTCCTCCTTCTCCTTCGCCTTCGCCTTGGGCTTCTCCTTCTCCTTCTCCTTCTCCTTGGGCTTCTCCTTGGGCGCCTCGGCGGCGACGGGGTCGACGCCTACGGCCTGCTGGTTGGGTGACGACCAGTCGGTCATGGCGTCTTAACGATCTTGCTCAGGCCGGCGCCCGTGAGGACGAGCGCGGCGAAGTAGCCGGCGTAGGCGACCTGGACGCCGAGGACGGACGGCTCGACGACCTGCAGCGCGCCGACGCGGTCCTCGTAGACCTCGGCCGCCGCGGTCGAGAGGACGAGGATGGTGTCGGCTGCCATCCCGCTCGACACGTAGACCGGGATGCCGGCCACCGACCCGGCCAGCCCGGACGCAAGCGACGCGGTCGAGAACCCCGCCGACTGGGCGTTCTGCGGGTTGACCGGCGGGAACAGCGGCCCGAGGACACCCATGAGCTCGGGCGGCGCGGCGGCGATGATGCGGCCCTGCCCGCCGGTGGCGGCGATGACGGTCGCCGCGGCGCCCCACAGCGCGCCGGTGACGTCGTCGGCCGAGGGCGCCCCGGTCGGCAGGGTGGGCCCGGTGCTCGCGGCGGTGGTGAGGGTGCTGCACGCGTGGTTCTCGGTGTCCAGCGCGTACTGGCCGGCGAGGTCGTTGATGACCAGGTCCATGATCGCCGGCTGGGACCAGTCGATGTCCTGGCGGCTGACGTTGACGTAGCCGCCGTAGGTGCTGGCGGACACGGGCAGCTTGCCGATGACCATCTTCTGGCTGGTCAGCTCGGTCTTCTCTCCGGTCTGCCCGGCGGTGGCGGTGTGCTGGGTGACGACGGGCCGTGACCAGGACCCCGACGGCAGCTGGCGCGCCCCGAGCGCGCCGATCAGCGGCCGGCTGACGTCGACGTAGTTGACGACGGGGCCGAGGATCTGCTCGGGCAGCAGGCCGGGGTTGTCGCCGGTGGTCTGGTGCGCGGCGACGCGGTTGAACGTCTCGATGCGGTCGCGGGCCTCCTGGTGGCCGAGGCCGGAGCGCCAGAGGTCCATGGCGTAGTGGCCGGCGGAACGGTAGGCGACCTCCTTGGGCTTCTCGCTGTTCGCCGCGCTCATGAAGCGGTGCAGCTCGGCGACCTCGTTGGCCGATTCGGCCGAGATGCGGCGGGCCTCTTTCAGCGGCGTGATCTGGCTGGTGAGGGACTGCAGCCGGTCGCGGGCGCGGGTGATGAGCTCCATCTCCTGGTCGGAGAGGTCGCGCTGACCCTTCTCGGCGTCCTCCACCAGCCCGTCGATGAAGTTCTGGCGATCCTCGATCTCCGCTGTGTAGCGGGCGAGCATCTGGTCGGTCTGTCGCATGATGCGGGGGTCCTCCAGGTGCAACAACGGTGGGCGGATAGCCCGAGCTCGGTTGTTGCCGCGTCCCCTGCGCGCCCGGCCCCACCACGTGGGTCGTCAACGGGCGATAGATCAGCGACTCAGCGAATCGTAACGCTCGGCCAGGATCTCCGCACGGATCCGGTCGAGGTTCGGCCTCGCGGCCGGCGCGGGGACCTCGATGCGGTTGCGGACCGCCAGCACGTTCGCGGTCTCATACGCCGGGTCCGGGGTCATCGCGATGTGCTCGAGCCACAGCTTCGTGAGACGCACCCGGGATCGGTCCCGGGTCCATTCCATGCCATTGTCGAGCGGCCGCACGGCGGCGGATGCGTCGAGGCAGCCGTCGTCGGCGAGCGACAGTGTCTCGTCGCCGAGCGGCGTCTTGGCGATGCGTATCTCGGCGACGAGGCCCTCATCGCGGGACGGGTGCAGCGCCATGGTGCGCCCGACGGTGCGCTGAAGGTCGTGGTCGCGGTTGACGCGGATGCGATCGGCGCGGCGCTGGATGCCCGAGAACGCGCCGGCGGCGACGCTCTCGATGACCATGCGCCCGTAGGGCTGATCGACGGTCGTCTCGGTGTCGTAGGGCATGACGACCAGCTCGATGGTGCGCTTGGGGTAGTCGACGCCGTATTCGGCTATCGAGCGGATGAGGGTCGCGGTGCGGGGTGCCTGCTCACTCATTGATGGTTGCCTCCGGCAGCGCGACGCCGGCGGCGCCGGCGACCCTGAATCGTTCGATGGCCCGGACCTCGTCGATGTTCAGCACGCCGTTCTGCAGGTAGATCTGCGCGACCTGGGCGCGGCTCAGTGGGTCGGGTGCGACGTAGGCGTCGCGGTTGACCTCCACGCCGCTGCCGCGTGGCAGCAGCCACTGCGACAGGGCGCCCATCACGGCCTGTGCCTTGGGACGCAGCCCTGCCCGCCAGTGGTAGTCGAACAGTGACGTGACGTTGGAGTAGGTCATCGGGTCGCCGCCGCTGGGGAGGCCGACGAGGAACGGCGGCACCCCCAGCAGCACGGCAATCCGCGATTCGGTGAGCTGGCTGAGCTCGACGAGGGCCATGTCGCGGGGGTTGACCTGGATCGCCTGGTAGCTGACACCGCCGGACAGCACGGCGGGCTCGCCGATGCGGCTGGAGCGCGCCTGCACCCACTGGGCCTGCAGCTCGCCGGCCTGCGCCGCGGACAGCTGGTCGGGGTGCTGCAGGATCGAGGAGGGGACGCCGCCGGCGGCGGCGAAGCTCGAGGCGTAGCGCATCAGGACCTGGTCGGCGACGAGGCGGGCGGCGCCGGCCTCCAGCGGGCCGTGGCCGTGCGCGTCATCGGCCGACGATTGGTAGCGGATGTGCAGCATCCGATCGGTGACGTCGAGCTGGCCGATGGTATAGCGGCGGTGGCCGGCGTCCATCTCGACGTTGACCGCCCACGGCGACACGACGTGGAAGCGGGCGGGGTACCCGGTGGCGTAGGACGCGGTCGCGACGACGAACGCCTCGCCGAGCTGGTAGTCCCAAAAGAGCTGCTTGGCGAACTCCTCCCATGACGTGTAGAGGTCGGGGTCCGGGTTGACCAGCCACGCGGCGTCGGTTGACGGTGCGGTGCCGACGAGGTAGGGCGGCATGGTGGCCATGACGGAGGCGTTGAGGTCCAGGCAGCACCAGG